AGAAAAAAGAAAAGGAGAAGGAATCCGAGTATGTCTATCAAGGATTGGCTCAAAGATCTTTCAACAGAACCTGGTCACTATCAGAAGATATTGAAGTCAGAGAGGTTTTATTTAAAGATGGATTACTTACCGTTAAGTTGGGTAAGATAGTTCCAGAACATCATGCACGAAAAGATTATATGTGATATAATTATATTAGATTATGTAATTTAATGGATTATAAAACATCTGGAGTTGATATTGAAGCAGGAAATGCTTTCGTAAATTCTATTAAAGATACCATCAAGTCTACTCATCGATCAGAAGTCGTGGGTAGATTTGGTGGTTTTAATGGAGCGATTAAAATACCAAGTAAATTTAAAAATCCTGTATTAGTATCTGGAACGGATGGTGTGGGAACTAAATTATCTCTTGCACATATATGGGATATTCATGAAAATGTTGGTAGAGATTTGGTTGCAATGTGTGTGAATGATGTAATCACTAGTGGAGCAGAACCATTATATTTTTTAGATTATATTGCAACTGGTAAATTAGAACAAAAAAAACTATCACAAGTGGTTGATGGAATATCAAAAGCGTGTATTGAAGCAGGATGTTCTCTTCTTGGTGGTGAGACAGCAGAAATGAATATAATGTATTCTGATTTGGAATATGATCTTGCAGGATTTTGTACAGGTGTTGTTGAAGAAGAAAACTATCTAGATGGTAGATTGATAAAAGATAAGGATATAATTATTGGTATCGAAAGTAGTGGTTTGCATAGTAATGGATTTACATTGATAAATGAAATGTTATGGAGACACACAATATCATATAAAGATGTTCCTGAGATTGGAACTCCCACTCAATTATATGCGAGTGTTGTAAAAGATTGTTTAGAAAATAGTTCAACTATAAAGGGTATGGCACATATTACTGGGGGAGGATTACAAGAAAATATACCAAGAATAATACCAAAAGGATTGGGTGTTCGTATAAATTATGATGCTTGGCCATTACCAAGAATATTCTATAAAATTATGATGGCAGGTGAGATTACACCCGAAGAAATGAAACGAGTTTTCAATCTTGGTATTGGATACTGTATAGTTACTTCACCAGAAGGTGAAGAAAATTTACATAACATTATTAAACAAAATGGATTAAAATCTTGGACAATTGGTAATGTTGTGCTATAATGATTATAATAACGTAAAAAAATGTCAATCAAACTTACGCTACTCAAATCTGGTGAAACTCTTATTTCAGAAATGAAAGAGTTAGTTGCTGAAGATAAACAACAGGCACACGCATATTTACTCGAAAATCCTCATATAGTGGAAATTAGAGAAAAATCTTTTTTAACTGAAGATGAAAAGAAAAAAGGTGATTTTGGTATCGATGTAACCTTAATACCTTGGATTGTTTTGTCTGCTGACAAAAAAGTTATAATCCCAGTAGATATTGTGACTACAATAGTTGAACCTCTCTCCTCTGTCAAACAGATGTTTATAGATAAGAGTGAGGCATTTAGTATTAAGGAGGAACAAAATGATTAAGTGTGTACTTGTAGATGTTGATACAGTCCTCATCTCAGAAGTTGTAGAAGTGGATGCAGAACTTGGAGATCCAAATTGTAAATTAGTAAATCCATACTTGTTTAATAGTATTGATGATATGAAACCTTGGAAGTCTGAAATTACAAATCAAACAGAATTTATGATAAGATCAGAAGATATATTGACAATCGCAGATCCCACTGGTACAGTAGTAGACAAATATACTGAATTGACTTCGTAATGAATAGTGATACTCTCATCGCCAGAGGTAGATTAACAAAATCAAATTCGCTTGATTTACCTGTAGAGTGGAAAGAGATAATTGACCCTGATAGTGTGACAGTACATCTTACACAGATTGCAACTTCACAGGATTTGATTGTGTATGACTATATATTTTTTGAGAATAAAATATTTGTCAGGTCTGGACTCGGACCCGATACTGAGATAGACTGTTACTATATTGTTTTTGCTGATAGGAAGAAAGAATGAGATTTTATACAAACGTTCAGATGGTTGGAGATCATTTCCTTGTTCGTGGTTATGAAGATGGTAAGCACTTTGCAACTCGTGAAAAGTTTTACCCCACATTATTTGTAGATTCAAAAAGAAAAACAAAATATAAAACACTTGATGGTCTTCCCGTTGAACCAGTTGAACCTGGCACTGTTCGTGATTGTCGTGAGTTTATCAAGAGATATAATGAGATTGATAATTTTAATATCTATGGTAATGAAAGATATATCTATCAATACATATCTGAAAAATATCCAGAAGTAGAAGTCAAGTTTGACACAGAGAAGATAAAGTTAACCACAATTGATATTGAGGTTGCATCAGAAAATGGTTTCCCTGATGTAGAATCTTGTGCGGAAGAAGTATTGTTAATTACTTTACAAGATTATGCAACAAAACAAATTCGTACTTGGGGTCGTGGGAGTTTTAATAATAAACAAGAGAACGTAATCTATAAAGGATTTGATACAGAATATCAACTTCTATCTGACTTTATTAACTGGTGGATGATTGAAGAGAATACACCAGAAGTTATTACAGGTTGGAATAGTAAGTTGTATGATATTCCATATCTTTGTCGTCGTATTGATCGTATATTAGGTGAGAAACTTAAGAAGAGAATGTCACCTTGGGGTTTAGTAACCGAGGAAGAAACATATATTTCTGGACGTAAACATTTATCCTATGATATTGGTGGTGTGTCGCAGTTAGATTATCTTGACTTGTACAAGAAGTTTACTTATAAAGCACAAGAATCATATCGATTAGATTACATTGCAAGTGTTGAACTTGGGCAGAAGAAACTTGATCACTCAGAGTTTGATACATTCAAGGACTTCTATACGAAAGGTTGGCAGAAGTTTGTCGAATATAACATTATTGACGTAGAACTGGTTGACCGTCTTGAGGACAAGATGAAGTTAATTGAACTCGCACTGACGATGGCATATGACGCAAAGGTTAATTATGAAGATGTGTTTTATCAAGTGAGAATGTGGGATACAATCATTTACAACTATCTCAAGAGAAGAAACATTGTCATTCCACCAAAAAATCGCTCAGATAAAGCAGACAAGTATGCAGGTGCATATGTTAAAGAACCAATACCTGGCAAGTATGATTGGGTTGTTTCTTTTGACTTGAATAGTCTATATCCGCATTTGATAATGCAATATAATATTTCTCCAGAAACATTACTCGACACAAGACATCCATCAGTTACGGTTGATAAAATACTTGCTGAAGAAGTAACCTTTGAAATGTATAAGGATAATGCAGTGTGTGCAAATGGTGCAATGTTCCGAAAAGATGTTCGTGGGTTCTTGCCAGAACTGATGGAGAAGATGTATAACGAAAGGGTTATCTTTAAAAAAAGAATGATCAAAGCAAAGAAAGCATATGAAAAGACACCATCAAAAGACCTTGAAAAAGAAATTGCAAGATGTAATAATATTCAAATGGCAAAAAAGATCTCCCTTAATTCTGCTTATGGTGCTATTGGTAATCAATATTT